GGGCCTGGTCGGCCTCAACTTCTTGCCGCCGCCGACCGTCCGTCGTGTCGAGGGACCCCAGGGCCAGCTCCTCGGATTCATCCAGGACATCCGGGGCGAGTTCAATGTCAGCCTGGAGGACTTCTACAAGCTCGCGGCCGAGCGCGGGGCCAGCGGCGAGCGAAAGCGGCCGCCCGGCGAGCTGACGGTGTTTGAGGACTGGGAGGTCGTCCACTGGCGACTGCGAGGCAAACACCTGCGGTCTGTGTACGGCCACGGCATCGCCGATAGCGCCCGCTGGATCTGGAAGCGCCTGGCCCTGCTGGAGGACGCCCTCCTCATCTACAAGCTCTCGCGCGCGCCCGCGCGGTACGCCTTCTATGTAGACATCGGGGAGTACGACCACGAGCGCGGCCTGGCCTACGTGAACCGGGTCAAGAACCAGTTCGTGAAGAAGAAGTTCATCAACCCCAACACGGGCAAGATGGACATGCGGCACAACCCGTTGGCCCACGACGAGGACTTCTTCATCCCGTCGAAGGGCGGCAAGGACTCGACCCGCATCGAGCTGCTCCAGGGCCCGGACTACGCCGAGACAGATACGGTCGAGTACCACCGCGACAAACTGGTCAGCGCCCTGAAGGTGCCCAAGACCTACCTGGGCTACGGCGGCGAGGCGACCAAGGCCTCCCTCAGCTCCGAGGACATCCGGTTCGCCAGGACCGTCATGCGGATTCAGCGCGAGACCAGGACCGGGCTCCGCCAGGCCTGCCGAGTCCACCTGATCGCGAAGGGGGCGGACGTGGACCGCCACGAGTACGACGTATCGATGTCCGTACCCTCGGCCATCCTGGAGCTGGCGAAGCTGGAGGTGATGAGCGCCACGGCCGATCTGGCCCAGCGCACCGGCGAGATCCTCTCGACCAAGTGGATTCTGACGACGCTGTTCAAATACTCCGAGGAGGAGTCTGAAAAGCTGATGCAGGAGAAGGACGAGGACACCCTCCGCAAGGCCAAGGTCGAGGCCGAGGTCCAGAAGATGATGATGGCTGCCCAGGCGCCGCCCGAGCAGGAGCAGCCGCCGGAGGGCGAGGGGCAGCCGCCAGCAGCCCCTGAGTCGTTCAAGGCCACGCGCGCTGACATGGTGATGATGGAGCGGCGGCTGACCGCCCTGATGAAGCGCCAGACCACCGAGTCGCGTCAGATGCTGGAGCAGAAGATGGATTCGAAGTATGCGGCCGAGGATAAGACCTCAGCCGCCGTCGCCAGCGACCCGAAGCTCGCCAGGCGTCTGCGCAACCTTGAGGGGTTGCTTGGCGAAGTGAAGTCATCCATGCGCCCGATTTCTTGACACTAAAGATCCGCGAGGAATACCGTGGCCTCATCCCCTTCGGATCTCCATCGAATGGCAACTGAGAAACTCGTAGACGGCGACTTTTTGGCGAAGCTCGTATCGGGCTCCATGGAAACCGCTGTGGGCGCCGTGGACGAGGCCGTGATGGCCAATGCCGGGCTGTTCGGCGGCGAGCCGGACTCGGTGAGCACCATCGCCACCTACGAGGACCACATGATCGTGGCCAACGAGGACGGCGACTTCTATCGCGCCAAGTGGGACCTGTCCGAGGACGGCGTGACCATCTCCGACGTCGAGGAAATCGATGTGCCGGTCTACGAGGCCGGGTCCATGGGCTCCCAGGTGCGCGAGGAGGCCGCTCAGGCCGCCGCCGCTCTGCTGGCGGACGACATGGAGACTGCCGACGAGAAGCTCCGGTCGCTCTACCAACTGGTAAAGTCGGGCGTGCGCCTGACGGCCGAGGGCGTCGAGGACCTTTACCAGAAGCAGTTCTTCACGGAGGGCGACTGGTTCCGGGCCGTGCAGGAGCAGGATCAGCAGATCCGCACGTTCCTGGGCACGGAGGCGCTTCGGGTCACGGCCACGAAGTCGCGGTTTGCCAACGTCGCCGACGAGTCGGTGACGGAGAATCAGGCCGAGGCGCAGCGCGGCACCATCGCCGGTGCCCTGGCCCAGCTCTCGGGAGATCTCGCCGGGATGCGCAACCGCATCGCGCTGGCGAAGCAGGTCACCGAGGGGCACCAGGCCAGGGGCGGCGACGCCGACGACAACATGACCTCGACAGATTTTGTCGAATTTGTTGCCGGGTACGGGGATGGCCTGGACAATCTGATTGGAATCTTGGGCGACGCCCAAGCGGTGTCCGAAGATGGCTGTCTGAAATGTCTGGCTCGGTTACATGATGGAATCGCAGAACAGATGTATGAATGGGGCCTTGCAGCGGCCTTTTGCGAAAAGCTCGCGCGGCGCTTTGTGGTCGCATAGGGAGGATTGACTGATGCTCAGGAACAGACTGGTTCAACCACTCGACGAGGCCCTGACCGAAATTGGTCTCGATCCCGTGAAGACTCTCGGTGACATGCACCGCACCAACGACCTGATCGAGGCGCGTGTGGGTGGCAACAGTGGCGGCGGCGCTCCGGCGTATATCCGTCCCGCCCGGAGCCAGATCACTGAAGATCTGGACGAAGTCGTTGTGGACTACGACACGGTGGATCTCGACGAAGGCGTGGACCTCGGCGAGGCCATTCGCATCGTGCGGTCACGTCGCCTGACCTCGGGCCAGAAGGCCAAGGGTCGTCGGGGGCGCAAGAAGCGCCGTGCCCAGATCAAGGCGACGGGTCGGAAGTATCGCGCCCGGTCGCGCCGGAAGATTGCCAAGCGCGCCAGACTCAAGCTGCGCAAGTACGGCACCGCAGGCCTGGAGCGGCTCCACAAGCAGCGCAAGCGCGTTGTGATGAGCAACGACAGCGACCTGGCGAACCTCCGCGAGGACCTCAACGAACTCGGCGGCAGCGTGGCCGAGAACAGCAACTCCTACGAGGACGCGGCGTTCAACGCGGGCCTGTTGGCCATGCACCTGGGCGAGATGTTCGAGGCCTACGGCGACACGCAGTCGGCTGAGACCATGTTCGACGTGTCGGACGCGGCATCGGACCTGTCCGAGGCCTTCGAAGTCCTGTCCCCCGACACCGAGGAACTGGACGAGGACCAGGAGGATCGCCTCCAGCGGGTGCTCGACTCCCTGGTCAAGGGCTTGCGCATCTACGAAGCCATGGGCTCTCCCTCGATGGGCGACATCGTCGACTTCGTCGAAGGCGAGTACGGCGGCGGCGGCGACAAGAAGAAGAAGGGCGACGACGACGACGAGGACGACGACGACGAGGATGAGGACGAAGAAGACGAGTGAGCGATGCTCATTCGCCTCTCAGACCTGATCGAGGGAAAACGTAGGAGGACGGCATATCGGAGCGGTAGACGGGAGCTGATCGGACTTGAGTTGCCCAGCACGGGCATCGTGAAGAAGAAGCGGCGACCGCCAAAAGATAAGCCGGGGCGACTGATTTCAAGAACGCCCTTTGCCTCCAAACAACGCTGGCGAGAATGGTGACATGGCAGCAGAACTCCTAATCGACTCACAGCCCTTGATCAGCCTCCATCTTTCGGAGGACGCCGATAAGCCGGGCAAGATCATCCTTCGTGGTCAGTTCGCTCGTTCGGACAAGGCCACGGAGAACAAGCGACTCTACAAGGAGTCCTTGTGGCGGCGTGAGTTCGGTCGCCTGGGCGAGGGCATCACGCATCGCCGGATGTTCGGCGAGCTGGACCACCCGCAGGACGGGCGGACCAAGCTGGCCCGCGTCAGCCACATCATCACGAAGCTCGACATCCAGGGCAACGAGGTCATCGGCGAGGCCGAGGTGCTCGACACGCCCAACGGTCGGATTATGAAGGCGCTCGCAGCAGCGAACGTCCAGGTCGGCGTTTCCAGTCGTGGCTTCGGCTCGACCAAGACGCTGCCCGACGGGACGCTGGAGGTCCAGGAGGACTTCCGGCTCGACACATTTGACTTCGTGGCCGACCCGGCCACCAAGACTGCATACCCCAAGGTGTTCGCTGAGGAACGCGAGCGGATGTTTGAGGGAGATGACATGACGCTGGACGATCTCAAGCGAAACTACCCAGGCCTGGTCGAGGAGCTGTCACAGCAGCTCACCGAGGACCATGGCGGCGTGAGCCCCGCACGGCTCATCACCGAGACCGAGGAGCGCACGACCAAGCGGCTCACCGAGCAGTTCGGTCTCCAGCTCCGCCGGGCCACCGAGGTACTGGAGGACGAGGTCCGTGCCGAGGTCCGCTCCGAGCTGATGAGCGACCCCGAGGTCGCCGGGGCCAAGCAGGTCCTGGAGCAGATTGTCGGCCTGGTGAAGTCTTACGGGATCGACCCGGAGGCCACCCAGGAGCTGATGCAGAGGGACGAGAGCATCGAGTGCCTCAAGGCCCAACTCGCCGACCGCGAACTGGAGGCCCAGAAGCTCCAGACCGAGACCAACGAGCTGCGCAAGCTCGCCAAGGAGGCGGCCTTCCGCCTGCACCTGGAGCGCGTGCTCCGCGACGACACGGCCCGTGAGACCATCGAGGCCGTCATCGGTGACGTGACCACGTTCGGTTCCAAGGACGAGATCGACGCGAAGGTCGAGGCCGTCCGGGCCGAGCTGTACAAGCGCGGCATCTACGAGGCCGACAAGAAGAGTGACGATGAGGACGAGGACGAGGACGAGGACGACGACGACGAGAAGGCGGAGGAGATTGCTTCCCTTCGGAGTCGTATCCAGGAGCTGGAGACCTCCAAGAAGGAGTCCCGCGATCGGGTCGCGAAGGCCGAGACCAACGCTCGAAAGGCCCTGAACGTGGCCGAGGGCCTGGAGGTTCAGCTCCACGTCGAGAAGACGCTGGCCGAGTCCGGCGTCACCGGCGAGGACCGTGAGTCCTTGCGCTCGCTCTGCGAGGGCGCCTCCTCAGAATCCGATGTGAATCGGATCGTCAGCCGCTACAAGCCCCAGCGCCGAGCGGACGAGGACGAAGTGTCCCGTATCCGCGCGCGCGTGCAGTCGGGCAAGGGCCGTGACCTCACCGAGGACACGCACGGCACGAAGGTTCCAGGATCGAACGGTCGTGGCAGGGGCGGTAACCCCCTGACCGAGATCGGACTCGACGCGGGAGAGATGCACAGGCTATCTGGCACGAAGGGCCGGTCCTGAAAATTGTACGAAAAGTTGAAACCTTGAAACAGGTACGCTAGGCCAAGATCATTACCGAGGCCGGTGATTCATCGGAGGATGCTGATGGAAGCGCGAAACATGACCGAGACACAGAGCGTGCGTGACGACTCCTACGGAGCGTTGCTGGAAGACAAGTGGGGCAACTTTTTGGAGGATGTGGGCGACGCCTACACCCGCCGGACGATGTCCATGCTTTTCGAAAACCAATTCGAAGACATGCGTCATCAGCTCCAGGAGGACACCTTGGCTACGAACGCAGGTTCGTACACCAAATA